CTTTTGCTCCTGATCGCATAAAAAGTAAATCGAAATAGTTTGATCGCGTTCGTTAATAATTGAACTTAGAAACGTGGCACCGCGCAAAACATTTAAGGTCCATCTTTGATCGTTTTGCGGTAAGCTATGTTTAATAATTACCTTGTTCATATTTTCGAGATTTTCCACGCGTTAACCTTAGTGAAATACTTATCGTTATACTCGCGGGATTCCAAATTAATCGAAACGCTTAATTTGTCATTTAGCTGAATTCCATTTAATAGGTTGATTTTATCCCCGAACAAAGTAATCGAAAGGGGTTTTGGATATTGCCCCTCTTGTTCAATTATAATATTTTGGCTTGACCATTCCCCGCCGCCGTTTTTTTGTCCCGATTCAATCGGTAAAATTTTGATTAAAGTTCCTTGAATTTCCATTTTTAGTTTGTTTTAGTTTTGAATTCGTAAATCGGTTTTTCTGTTTTCGTTTGAGTTGTTTTTTTTTGCTTGCCGTTATATTTGCGTTTATCTTCCAGCGTTTCGATTTTATCTAATAGTTCGTTATTTAATCGCTGAAACTTTGCAAGGATATTTTTTAAATAATCCACGTTTATAAATTGGTTTTCCATTTGAGAACGTAGATCGGAAATTGTTTCGGCTTGTTCGCTTATTACAAAATTTAAGTGGGCGCGGTGTTTTTTCAATTCCGCATTTTCGAGAAAATAATTAGTTTCCATTTTTTGAAGTTTTGAATATTTGTTTTTTATATACTTGTTTTGAATCGCCTGAACTGAAATTGCAATCGCAGCCCCTGAATAGATTAAAAAATTAAATACTTCCATTATTACGTTTTTTAGATTTGAGTTTGTTTAAGGCGTTAATTATTATTTCAGCGTAATCATTTGAACAGTTACGAAACCCGCTTTCAATATGTGAAATGTATTTTCCATTTTGAAGCCCGATTTCCTTTCCTAATTCGTTTTGCGTAATATCTAATTCACGCCTTAATTTTCTTATTCGCATTCCGTTTTCATTTTTCATATTTCATTATCCTTTCTCATTTGATAAAACCTATCGGGATCGGGTTCGTCATTTTCGTTGCTTTCATCTTCCAGCTCCAAAATGATTTTTTCGATTTCATTTAAACTATCGCTGGAAAGCAAATAGGTTATATTTCTGTTTCGATAAACAACGGAACCAAATTCGAATTCTATTGAATCAGGATAATTCATTAAGCCGGGAAAAAACTCATAGGAATAATAAACCGTAATCATTCTCCCTTGAAATATTATACTTTTGTTTTTCATTTTTAATTTTTGTTTTCGTTTTAATTCGTTTGAAATGCGAACGTTTAATGTTCCAACGGGAACGCAATATTTTTTTGAAATGGAATCGACTGTTTCGTTTCCGTGCTTCCTGAAAAAGTATTTAACCGCTTCATTTAGCTTTTTAACATCGTATTTAATTGGATTCATAAAACGTTTCGTAATGGATGCGCGCGGAAACTAAATCCGTTAGGGCTTTAATTAGGTTTTTCTTTTCGCTTTCCTGTTCAATTGTTAAATGATCGAGCTGCGTTAATTCGCGCAATTGATTTTTATAATTTTCGATTATTAAATCGAGTGTTTCGTTTTTCATTTGATCGGGGTTAAAGGGCGGTTATTAGCCGCCCGATTTATTTTAGTTTGCTTTATCTAATTCCGTTGCATTCATAATTGAAACAATGAAATCTAAATCTAAATTTAACATTGATGAAAGTTTATTGCAAATCGCAAAAATTGTTTGTGGATCGCAAATTCCGTTTCTTAAAATTGATTCTTTTGCTTCAGATACTAAATCGCAAGCAAATTGCGCCGCTTGGCTGCTTGTCATTGTTGGGGAAAGTAAATCAGTCATTGTATAGGGGTTTTGTTTTGTTTCAACAAAGATAGTATTATTCTATCATACAATCCAAATTTATTTTTAAAATAATTGCATTTTGTTCTGTAACCCTTGTAAAATATAGGAAAATTATTTTGCCGAAGCAAGCCCGAAACCTAAGAAAGCCCCGAAAGCGATTTTAAAGCCCGTAGTTTCGAACCATTTTTTGCGGTCCTTAATATATATATTAGTCATTCCCTGTAATTGAATGTTCGGATTGTCAATGTGTAACCTAACAACCTGATCGGATTTTTTAAACAAACGATTAAATAAGCCGTTTCGCAGCGTGTCCCCAACTGAATAGGTAAATTGTGCGGGTGCAATCAAAGAATCGATTAGAAGCGTTCCTGTGGACAAAATTTGTCCATTAATCGAAAACCAACGTTCACCCTTTGAAAAGGAAACAGGGACCCGCAAATAATTAACTGAATCGATTTGTTCGGTTTCTGCGATCGGAATTTCTGTTTTGATAATATATCGAGTTTTGAACTGTACTATCTCTTTCGGCTTTTTTATTTTCATAACCCGAAGCGCGAAAATTTCCTGTTCGTTTTTTTTTAATTGATCGTCTTTTATTTTGATATTTATTTTTTGACTATAAATAAAACTCGAATCCCTAAGCCTTGTTTTTTTGAAATTGTTTATTTCGGAATCCTGTTTTTTTAGTTCGGTTAAATATTCGCGGTTTAAACTGCAGCTTCTAAACAAAAGCACAATTAAAATAAAACAAGCAATCAAAACTAAATTTATTCCTTTATACATTGACTTGGGTTATTAATAAAAGTTGCATCCAAAATTTACCGAAATCATTTTTATTTCGAAGGTTGTTTTCTAAAACATTTTTTGCAAAACTTAAAGGCATTTCCTTTTCGATTACATAATTCGAAATTACTTTTATTAAACGTTCGTCCGCTTCTAAATCGGTTTTTGGTAAAAAGTTTTCTGCAATCATTTTAAATTAAATTTGCCGCGTTGCTTTTTTAACTAAGTTATGAATAGATTTATCTAATTGTTCAACTGATAAATTAACCATTTCGAGCAATTTAATATTTTCTTCGTCCGTTTGTGTAAAATCTTTTTCTATTAGCATTTTAACTAAACCCGCAATGCTGGTTAATGGCTGCCTTAATTCGTGCGAAAGCATAAATCTAAAATCTTCTAAAAGTTGTTTTTGCTTTTCGTATTCGTGCGAAGTAATAGAAGTTACATCGGTAATAGGTAAACCTACAAAATGCAAAGAATTTAGAATAAAATAAATGTTCCAAAGGTTCCAGCGCATCGAACCGTTTTTTTGTTTCGTCTTTGCGTAAAATCTAATCGGTAACGGCGCGCGGTCCTTTGCTATTTTAACGGAATCGGAAAACTCGCTAAAATCTGAATTATCCGAAATGATTTCCGAAACATTTTTCGGTTTAATATGGCTTGTATATTCCTTAAACAAATCGTTACTTCCAATAATAACCCCGCTTTCGTCGGTTACTAAATAAAATAAATCGATTGAATTAGTTAGAATATACCTTGCGCTCATTTATTGAAAATAAAGCCGCAAATTAATTTAATTAAATCTTAATTGTTTATGATTTCAATGCAAAGTTAATTTTTGAAAACATCGTAAACCACGAATTAAAAGAGTTTACCAAATAAACTAAACTGCAAACAAGCATAAAAGTAAATTCAACACCCATACAAAGCCCGTTTAAATCGTTTTTAACGCTTATCGTTTCCTTTTGGGGGTGTAATACTATTAATTCATTTGCGCTTCGTGTATCGCCTTGTTTTAGATATTGCAAATCATTTAGTTTTAAAGTATCTGAATATCGAATAACGGCTTCAGGGATTACAAAATTATAATTAACCGCCGTTGTTTCTTTTTCAGTAAAAAAGATTTGCCCCGTTTCCGAAATAAAGTAGTTATTTTTTAAATCAAAGTTTTCGTTTAAATAATCGGTTTGCATTTCAATAGTTTTTCCGTACTTGCTTATAACTTTAATATGCTTGTATTTATGAATTTTGCATATTTCACCAATTAAGCAAACGGGATCCAGCGAATAAGTTATTAAAGTATCTAAATTATTATTAATCATTTTTCGCCTCCTTTTCTTTTGGCTTCCAAACCCATTTTAAAGTAATAACCGCCCCTATAATATACGCGAATGTTTCTTTGTCAATTTGCTTTAAAAAGAATAACCAAAAGCCCGTAATAATTGCCATCGAACCAACGCAATAGTTCCAATATTCAAAAACAATATTTAAAACATTTCGGATTTTTCGCGGTTCAATCATTGCGAACGATTTTAAATTGTGTATTTCCTGAAACCGAACGCCCCGATAAATCAAAATAACTTTTAAAAGTTTCTTTTTTATTTCTGCATTCGAAATAAGCAATTTCCGAAACCGTTGAATTCCCGTTTAAATCGATTTCCCGAATTGCTAAATAATTAATTCCATTATCGAAATTATTTGTTTGGATATTATAAACGCTTTCATTTGAATTGTTTTCGATTTGCGGCTGGATAATTTCCGCAACATTCCAGCTTATTAAATCCTTTGAAATTATAAGCTCGAAACGATCCGTATTTGTATTTGAACACGTTTTAAATTGAACGTTTAAGAATTCCGCACCCATTACCGCCGAAAGCCCGCAAAACTCAACCGCTAAAGGCGAAATTATTAACGCGTAAGGGCAAAAATTATCGATTAATTCGGACGAAATAGAATAACAAATTACAACCGTATCAATTCCCGCATCAATTAAATTCCCGTACCCGATAAAAATACAATCCGAATTATATTGCCGAATTTCATTTACTATTAACGGGCTTCCAAATGGGCTGCTAAAACTAAAACGCGCCTGTTGAGTTGCTAAAATCTTTTTAACCTTTACACAAATAGTTGTATCGGTAATATTTGCCGAAATACATTGCCCCGTATTATTTAATGAATTAAACGAAGGGAAACCCCAAAAGGATTTTATAACATTTGCCGAATCGCATTGCGCGTTTCCTGAATTTACAAAAGTTAAAAAGGCGAATAAAAAAAGAATTGTTTTCATAAACCTAAATACGATTCAATCGCATTCAGGTTTTCAATTTACTGCATAAAGTATAAATCGGATTCCGCTTTTCTTCGGCGTATTAATCCGGGTAACTTTTTGCCGCCCGCATTAACCCATTTTGCAAACTCTAAAGCAATACTTTTATCGTTTGGATTAATCTTTACTTTGCGAAATAAAGTTGAACCAGCAAGCGCGCCCGTCCCTAAATTAAAAGCAAAAGAAACAATCGCATCAAATTGATTTTGTTTTAAAATAACATTGTAAAATAAAGCCGAAACATTTTTTTCAAACTCAATTAAAGTAATTTTTAAAAGTTGTTCGGCTTCCTGAATATCTTTTAATTTATCGCCCATTTTAACGGCTTTAAAATCAGGATAGAACGTTGAACCATAACCAATAGTAGGAACGCCCGCGCTGCATTTATAGGCGGTTAATTTTAACCCCTCAAAACTTTTAATTAAATCAATTCCCGTTTGGCTCGTTTTCATATTATTTAATTTACGAATGTATAATAAACAGAACCCGAAGGCGCAATTAAAGGACCCCAATTTAATGTTCTGAATAAAGATATTGTAGTATTATTTATATCGTCTCCATTTGAACCAAATGATGTTATTGTAGCCCCTGAATTGGAATCAATATCCTGTGTTGTAGTATAAGCTATATTTTGGCTTCCCGTCCCATTTGTTAATGTAAACTTTGCTTTATATCCCGCCCTCATAGAAAATGAAGCTCCAATAACTGTTGTTGCATTTGGGGTAATTGTAAACGTTGGGGATGTTCCCCCTGTAATAACGGGTCTATTCGGTAATAATCCAATTAAACCAACAGGCGAAACACCTGTATTTTGCGATAAAGTCATTCCAATGGATGGAATTGTTCCGCTTAAATAATTTAATTGACCAACAGGATTAATTGTGCCGTTAAATATTGCAGAACCAGCCGCTTGTAATGTTATCCTATTTGCTAAAGTTCCAATTAATGTTAATACCCCATTTACAATATATTCAGCTAATGGATTTGCATTAATGTTTTGTAATGTAATTATAGAAGCAGCTAAAGTACAAGTTAAATTTTGAGTAGTGAATCCATAACTCCCTGAAAATGTTGTGCTTCCAGCTAATAATATTGAACTATTTACTATTAATGGATTAGTGTTTATAGTATATGTCCCTACTGCTGGACTCCAATTATTTAAAGAGAATCCTGATCCAATAATATTAAATGTAACACCTGATTGAGTTATAAAAGTTGATGTTCCAGGATTAAATGTTCCTTGTGTATATGTTAGAACTGCAGTTGCTGAACCATAGGATAAATTAGCTGATGTTATTGTAAATGTTCCGCTTGCTTTATCTATATTCATACTATTAGCTATTCTAGCAGATGTAGTAGTTGAATTCCAAGTTTGATTCCCTGTTCCTATAATTTTCAAAGTAGTACTTCCTATTAATATTTGCGCACCTGCCATACTTATATTGCCATTAATTCTTAGATTATTTCCATTTAAACCTGTATTAACGCTTGCAAATGCAAAATTATTAATGTTCATATCATCGGTTAAAGTAGTAGTATTGCCAGCTAATAATACATTTCCCCAATTAACTCCATTTGATATGATTGATGAAGTGTTAGCATTATTTGATAATACTAAATTTGTAGTACCATTTACAAGATTTCCTTGTGTGTATTTTAATTCAGGACCAGAGTAAGAATATCCATTTGCTCCTCGTGTAATAGTTCCTAAAGTATCAATATTGAGTTTAGTTCTTACTTCTGCACCAGCATTAATTGCATTCCAAATTCCTGTTCCTATAAGATTAACTTGTGTTGAGCCACCTAAATTTACCACGGTTGATAAATTTCCTAATATATTTAATGTATTTCCATTTATTGTTGTAGTATTAGATACAAAACCTCCACTATTACTTAAATTTTGCACCGTATTTATTAAACTAGCTAGTGTTATGGTAATTGACGGCCCTATACCTAATTGAAGTGTATTAGGCCAAGTAACACCATTTGATGTGTAAGTCGATGTTGCTGCAATAGTTAAACTACCTATTCCACCTATCCCCATATTTATTCCTAATGTTATATTACCATGAACAGTTAAACTATTAGTCATTGTAATAGTACCTGAATAAGTTGTAAAATCTAAAGACGTACAAACAGAAGCTAAGTTTACTGTAACATTAGATGAATTAGCATCAAATATTACAGGATCTAATGTTGTAGAGCTTGGGAATGTTCCTAAATTAATTGCTGAAGTTGAACTAACCGTTGACCAACTTGTAGCTAAGTTCCAGTTTGTTGTACCCGAAGTATCTCTTTTATAATAAAGCATTATCTAAATAGTTTTTAATTGCTAAAACAAGTTCTTCAAGTGTATTCACCTCAACATCAGTATCAAACTCAATAGCTTCATTAAACTCTTGATTATTAGAATCCCTAGTTACAATCCTAATGCTTGTACCACGATTTATTATCTCACAAAATTGTATCATAACTTATTACAAAAGATTGTTAATGTTGCATTTTTAACGGTAGTTGCTGAATTTACATAAAATCCGAATATATGCCCCGCCGAAAAAGAAGTTGTCCAGCTTGTAACTAATGTTGAAGTTGCAAATTGATTTGTTGTTAATGTTGGATAAACACCGCCCACAATACTATCGGCAACGGTTGGAATAACATTAATTAATGAATCTTTCCATACGTCAAATTGAACGCTACCAACGGCATTTGTTGTAATGCTCCAACCCGTAATAGTTCCAGCGTAAGGCATTGTAACAAAACCCGTTTGCCCGATTTGAATTACAGACGAAACGCCGTCAACCGTTACCCCAAAAGAACCTTTTTGAACGGGTAATTGTTTATTTTTCCAAAGCGAAGTTGAACTTTCATAAAATAAGCCGTCATTATCTGCAATCGAAGTTATTAAAACATTATGAAGCTCCTGTAATTCGTAGCCGTTTTGAATTTTAAAAACTATTCGCCCCTGTGTTGGATGCGAACGCGCACAATACCCGATAAAAACCGCGTGGTTTGGTTGAACGGGAACGGTTGAAGTAATACCGCCCGCAACCGTTGGAGAAAGCCACAAAGCATCCCCCGCCGTAAACGCAGAAGTATTTAAATCGTGCGCGCTTCCAGAAACCCCAACATAACCATCCGAATTATTATTAATATTTGCAGTAACCCACCCAATCGTTTTCGAACTTGTTGCTTCGGAATTTGCTTGCGCTAAAACCGCATTCGGGCGGTTACCCGTTGCACCTGATAAATAAACTATTTGTCCTTTTGTTAATGTTACGCCCGTCGAATTACGAACTATAATTTGCACGGTTTCCGCTTTGTCAACAACCCCGTCATTATCGGTATCGTAAACGGCTTTAAACATATCCCCGCCGCCCGGTGCCGAAGTATTAACCCATTTCGACAAAGCCGAATCATAAATTAAAACTTCTCCATTTGCAACCGAAGTTATTTCAACATCCGTTAAATCTTCTAAAGCCGTTGCACCGCCGCCCGCTCCGAAATCCCCTAAAATAACATTTAATTCATTCAGGAAATCCACGCCCGAAACAGGCAAAATAGAAGTAGCCCCGTTAATTAATTCGACTTCATTATAATTAATTTCAATGTTTCTTCGGTTTATGAAAGTAATTCGAACTATATCGCCCAAATTAAACAACCGCAAACCGTCCTTTAAAACATTGTAATTATTAGTCAAATCATTTCTTAAATCGACTATTTCAATTCGACCGCCCGCGTTTGTTATTGTAACGTCCATTTAAAAAAGTTTTCTTTTAAAAATACTCTTATTTCCACGAACAACGCCTAAATAAGCAGTTCCCGTATGGTTTATTTTGCCGCGAAAATTGCAGCTTGTTTCCCATTCGGGGTAAGTTTCCGAATTATCATTTAAGAAATCAATTAATCTTTTCGCGTATTCCTGAGCCGAACCGCGCGCCGCCTTAATGGTTCTTTGCAAAGTTGGTTCGGGTACTAAATCGCTAAAATCGGTTTTCTTTGAAACAACCCCGTAAGCGGTAACCGTTGTTTGATTTTGCGAAAGTAAACGCGCATAAGCCGAATAACAAAGAAACCCCGCGTAATGGTTTTTCAATTCGGGATAATAATAAGTTGCTGGAAATGTTGGGGGATCTACTTCGGTAAAAAGTTTTAAATATAAATCCTTTCCCAAAAGTTCGTATAAATCTAATTCCTGAGCTTCGATAATATACGGATCTAAACGCGCTTCGGGTACATTATCGGAAATTGCCCGAAACATTTGAATATCTGAAACCGAAATTAATTTAATTGTTTGCATTTTTTCTGAATGGATTTAAAATTTGTTCGATTTGCTCATTCGCTAAAATTGGAAACGAAGCCCCTATAATTGCCTTTGCGGTTTCAAAAGGGTAAACCCCGTTTGCAACGTTCGTTAATATATCAGTCAATAAATTGATTTGAACGCGATTTAATGCGTTTTGCGGCGTTTTAATATCCGTTTCAATGTT